TACCTTCAAACTTCCGCAACTGTTTAATAAATAGGAAGTCATGACCATAACCGGGTTTCTCCCATTTTAGTCTGAGCTTTGCAGCATGACAGATATTTGAAGTGCCGCAATGACCGTAAAGGTTAATGTTAATTTGGCGCTCAATAAACTCAGTACCAGACCAACGGAAGTCATTGTAATATAACCAATCTTCACTCTTCATTTGGTCTGCAATCTTCCGCAAATGATTCTCCCCATAATAATCATCATTATCCAAATAAATAATATACTTCCCTCTGGCAATATCAATACCAGCATTCCGGGGCACATTTGACCAGAGTTCCTTCCGCTCAACCTTTATAAGCTTTAATCGGGCATCATCAAAGTTATGCTTAACAATAAATTCAGTCATAGGGCAACCGTCACTTATTATAATTAACTCAAAATTTTGGTATGTCTGCGAAAGTACTGATTTTACGGCTCTAATTAATTTTTTATCCTTCCCAGTTGCAGAACCAGGATAATCTGCCAAAAGTGAAGCCATAATAACACTAAATTTCATAACTTAAAATAAAAGCCCCTACGGCAATGGCTGATAACTAATTCTCCGTAGGAGAGTAGGAACATTACTTTCGGGGCCGTTAATAATTTTTGATTCATTCGTGTAGTTATCAGCTGGTACAAAATTAAACAATCTTCCGGATAATAAAAATTTACTTATTAACAGTTCATCAGGCAACTTCGCAAAGTTGTTTCAGATTCTAAAGTCATTGGCGTCTGAAATGATATACCAGAAACGTAAAAATTAATATTCTGAGTTCCTGACCTGTCGTCGAAATCAGGATCAATCCAGTAACCGGAAAGATCAACTTCGTTGAAATAGAAATTAACCAGTTTATAAATTCCCTTGTTTTTCTCGAAGCCTAACTGATCATTTTCGTCAATCTTTGCGTTATCCTGAATGTAAATCTTTATAGTTTTCATAACAGGGAATTTTAATGTTTAATTGTATCAAAATATTTCTTACGTGAGATACTCATTTTATTCCTTGTTTCTTCAGATATTTTTGGCTTATTCTTTGCTGCAATACTCATTTTCTTACGCGTTTCAATAGAATATATCCGACCAATACAATTCTTATTTCCTATTCTGGACAAACTCATTTTCTTTCGAGATTCTTCTGATGGATGTTTTTTATACCAATGATTTTTTTCACCTATCCTGGATTCACTCATTTTACGCTTAGTTTCTTCCGAAGCTTTTAATCCTAAATTACTCCCTGCAGTTTTACAAGTATTAAAGTAAGGTTTAAAAGTATCAATATAATATTGCTCTCTGATTAGTAAAAACACTGGCAAGCATGGTTCTATGATTATAAATACCAAATCCGCCTCGCCGTATTTATTATAATGTCTTTGTAATTGAATAGAATGATGTTTATTTTTTCGCAAATCATTTAAATGAACCCACCACCTATTATCCATATTATTGGCACTCCCAATATAAATCCGTTCAGGCTTAATTATACTTTGTATTTTATATATGCCAATAATTCTCATTCATTAAAGATACAAAATAATTATAACAATGAGTTGATTATTTGAAGTCTTAAAATATTAATCTTAGATAATGTTAAACAATCCTGAATATAAGACCATGCCATATTATTCATTGCAGCCTTATCAACCTCACCTTTCAGTACAGTACTGATAGCTTCATAATAGCTTGCCCCGTCGGTATATGACAGCGCACCCGGGACGTTCCACCAACTTGGACAAATGCACACCGCTCCGGCATACGAACCCTCGATGTAGGCAATATTTGACTTTGCACGGTTAAAAGCATTATCATGAAGTGGAACATGAAAACAGGACGGGGAAATATTAAAAAGTGTTTGCATGTAAATAACAATATCCATTGAAGGAATATTGATCTTATTTGCTGTATCTGCCAAGAACCAGGGTGAAAATCCCATAAAAACAAAGCGCCATTCCGGGAAATCTTTTGTAACCTGGTTAATCTCTTTGCTATAATTCATCAGGTCAAAGATATGAGCTTCAGGTCCACGCCAAACGCAGTGATTAGTCCGGGGTTTTAATTCAGGACGTTGAAATAACAGGTCATTTAAAGCGTTTGGGATAACAACAATGTTTTTATTAAACTCCACGTAAACCTGCCTTAAATACTCCGTAGGAACACTTACAATGTCGGCATTTGCAATAATTCCCTGAATGTTCTTTTGTATTTCAGGATTGCTATAAAGCGCATGTGTCGGATTCTCAGGATTAACAGCAAAAAGGTTATCATCATAATCAATCCAGAGCTTAATATTGCACTGTTTAATATAATTCGACAGGTTTAATGATTCTTTTGAGAAAGGACGCTGCATCATTATAAGGTCAAACTGATTTATAAGACTCCAGTTCATTTGAGCCTGATCCCACTGGATAAGTGTAATCTTGTGATTTGTTTTCCTGCGTAAATCTTTTAATATCCCCGATGACCGATAAAAAGCACATGTATCTGCATTTTGAATAGTTAAAAAAAGTATCTCTGCCATATATTATGATATTTTTAATTTTCTAATTGCCCATGCATCTCTTTTATGTTGTTTTATTTCCTCTGAATCTTTCGTGCCCCGCTTAGCTATGCCCATTTTTAATTTAGTTTCTATTGACATTGGTTTTCTTTTTTTACCTGATTCACTCATTTTATTACGTGTTTCTTCGGGAAATGACCTTCCTCTATTCCATGCAACCTGAAGTCCTTTCTTGCCTTTATTCCAAGGGATTTTACCCATACGTACTTCACTCATTTTCTTGCGATTTTCTATAGAAAGTTTTTTACGATTAGGATGTTTTATTCCTAAAGAACTATATGCCTTAGAACAGATATTAAAATAATGCTTATACGAATCTAAGAAATATTGTTCGATCTTAACTAAATCTTCTTTCTCACATCCGAGTAAGATTAAGAACTGCAAATCAAATTCACCGTATTTGTTATAATGGTTTTGAAGTTTTACAGAATGATGTTTATTTCTCCTAAGAAGTTTTAAGTGATTTTTCCATCTTACCGTAATATCTATAGCGCTCCCAATATAAATACGATCTGGTTTTACAATAGATTGAATTTTGTATATCCCACTAATTTTCATCACCTAAAGGTACAAATATTTATTTCTTTTGGCTCTGTTTCTGCTCCATTAATTCTCGATTTTGAGCTTCAACATCAGCAATCTCAGCTGTCATGTCATCCTTTAATCGCTTCATTTCTACCGTGGAATCTTCAACCAAAGGATTTTTTTCTACAGCTGTTTCCTTGCTTAAAATTCCACTTGTTATTGAAACTCCCAGGTTCTCAATTATCTCAGTCGTGTTCTGCGGCAAATACGGAGTTATTATCGGCTTCAGTTGTACCGTTTTAGCTTCTTTTGCCAATGAAGTATCAATCAACGCCCCAATAGCAGCCTTTATAATATTTAACCGACGTTGTAATCCTATTCCGAATGATTCTTCTTCTGCCCGGACTGCCATGTGTGGATCTGTGAATAACATCTCAGCAGCAAAACCTGACATTTGCCCTATTTGTATCATTTGATCAAATGTGATATTCGGAGTCTGTGACATCTTGCCGATGAACGTCTCGAGATTTGTTTGCTCAAGCTTAATTGATTCCGGTTCTGATGCTAACTGCGCGTAGCTTGCTGTTGCATCATTCTCCATTTGCATCATACTCCCCGTCTGGTTGTCGATTATCTCGCCCTGTATATTACCGGAAACAACAAATATCGGTGCTCCGAACTTGTCATTCATCCCACCGTGATTTGATGTCAGTGTTTCATGCCGGTCAATAAGTGATTGTACATTATGCCATACCGGCTGAGGCTGAGAATAATATTCAACAAGTATCTTTTTTGCAACATTTGGAATCGGGTTTGCAGGTACAAAATCTTCTGTATCCTTTGACCATGCAACCACATCAGGATCAAGAACCCATTCCCCCTCTTTTTTAATATATTTATATTCATACTCATCGGTATAAATATCGGAATGTTCAATCTTTTTATCACCGTCAAGCAGCAAGTAATCCCGTCGAAATGCAATCATGTGCCCATTGCGATCGAATAGAGGGTAAAGACTGTCACCAAGTGCAGGGGAAATGATTTTGCTTTTTAGCGTATATTTCGGTTGTGTCTCTCCGGTTTCAATATAATACCAAATAACGGCAACTTCCAACTCTGATAGTTTTCGACGAAGTATCTCCTTGTTCTTATAATCCATTTTATTGTCATTCTGGATTCTTTCGACAAGCTTAACAAGTTCCTTTTCTTTGTCAGTTTCCTTATCCCAAATCACATCAGTCTTTACTGGAGTTGAAAGCGTGAATGCAACCCGCTTTTCTGTTATATCATTTTGCCAGGACAGACCAACCCGGACAACATCAATATAAACATCCTGCCGAACAAAATCCCCGTTTGCATCCGTTGCCGTAGTCGCACGGGATATTTTACGCCAGGGGCGAAGTGCTGTATCAAAAACATCGTGCTGGTTAACGTCATGTTGCTTTAATGCTTTTGCCTGAATCCCGGCATCAACTTGTTTTTTAAATAGCTTTGCAATCTCTTTATATTCCCGTTTTTTTATAACTTCAAGTGCTTCCATATTATTTTTGTATTAAACTCGTCCAACTAAAGCTGCTAAATTTGTTTTTCTGCGGTTTTTACCAATAACCTCTTCCAGAATCACATAACGGGTGCCGTCAATAGCATGGTTGAACTCATCAACCGGTTCATTGATATAACGCCCCTCTTTGTCCTGGTCGTAAACATAATTGTCAATTTCTTTTTTTACGTTTACTGACCGCTTTGTTATCAGGATTCGATATTCCTGCATTTTTGCTATTCCAGCCATTACTGAACCTTTGAACTTTTCAACGGCATGAATATTCAACCCTGCATTATATATCTCATCTATTAACCTCGGATCTGCACTTTCGGATATTATCTTTCGACCTCGGCTATTACCTTTTAACACTCCGATTATCTCATTTGTCAGCATCCGGGTACGGTAACATATTTCATCAATGTAAAGATCATTGCCACTTAACCCGACCTCACATATTGCTGTCGGATCGTTCGTATAACCAAAGTCAACTCCGATAAACCGCTTTTTAACATAATCCGGGATAACTTCAACAATCTCATAATTTTCAAATATACGGCCTTCAATTACTGCACGAAGGCCAAGCCCGTAAACTGTCCAAAGAGACTTATTCCGGTCCCGGAGCTTTTCAATATCATCAACAATCTTCTGTTCAAGAAACGGATTATCTTTATAAGTGCTGATAAAATGATAAGTATCCTGGTCCTTATTTAATTGTTCAATCCAATGATCTTCTGAAAATGACGGGTTATAATCAATTACTGAAAATACAGTCGTTCTCATTAGAAGTTGTTGCCATTCAAGATAACTAACCTCATTAGCTTCATTGACAAAAAGTATCTGCCGTTTACGGCCTCTGATCTTCTGTTCATCGTCTGTTGAAAAGAACTCAAACCAACTGCCATTACTGAATTTATAAATAAGTTCAGTTTTATTAAATGCCTTACTATCCCATATTCGCATCCGGTTCAATATATCTTTGAAGTCAATCAGGACAGATCCTTTAAGTGCCGGGAGTGTCTTTCTAACTACTGATATACGAGTCAGGGAATGTTGAAGGGCGTAAATAATAAGAAATATAACAATTGAGAATGTTTTTGCCGAACGTGACGAACCTTGTAAACTAATAACTGTTTTACCAGTAATAATACCTTCATTGATACCATTCCATACTTTCTCAGCGACCTGTATTTTAGGCTTCTGATTCATCTTTATCAACTTGTAATGAACTATTGATTATTTCTATTTGAATGGATGGAATAATATCCTTACCATCAGCCCCTGTTAGTTCTGTCCTATCATTCCAATTCATATTTTTAAGGGCAAAAATAGCACCAGTAGGTAAATTACCAGATAACCGCTTTTCATATTCACACTCAACTTTTAACTTAGCCTTTTTTATTATGTTTACAAACTCTAACTTTTCAGCATAGTCGATTAATGATTTTCTTGTGGAGAATCCGAGTGATAATGCAAGTCCTGTTATTGTTACAGGCATTTTTTCTTCTTTGCAGTTCTCAAAATATTTATCACAAGCTTCTTGTAAATCTTCAGGTAATTTATAAAAAGGAGGTCTACCACCTTCATTGCCCAATGCATTTTTATTCCCTTTTGGAGCCGGCATTAATTATTTATTACTGAAATACAAAATTAAACTATTTTTTTAATTAATATCAATTTTAGTTATTAACATGCAAAAAGCCCCTGTTTCCAGAGGCTCTTTAAAGTCTGATTGCTTAATCTTAAATTAAACCATAGGCATTAAAATTAATTAAAACTATTTATTCGGTACCTTACAAATCATTTCAAAATCAGGATAACGTTTTATCATCTCAACGATCTTTGCCTTGTAACGCTTTGCAGTCTTGATGTAGTACGTTATCCTCAGCCCGGGTATCTCTATAGTGTAGAGTCCTGATAGCTTCGGAGACTTGAATCTTCGTACTTGTTGCTTCATTGTCCTGTGACGCTCGTATGTAGATGCCTGTGCAGGGATGATGTCAGGATGCTTACCTGATGAACTCTTATCTTTTTTCATTTCCAATATTTGTTAATTTCACCAAATCAAAACTTTTAATGTTACGGATCTTAAATGTATCAGGCTTTTCGTTATCCTGCCAAACTACGTGATCACAATTTATTTTTCTGATGTACCCGAAAAGTGTATTTTCATGTCCAAGTTTATTTTCGTATATCAACCGGCCATGCTGATCTTTGAATGGAACCAAGTCCTGAATATTCATTTTATTCTATCTTTAATACATTTAACTGCCCATTGCTGTTCCTTTTCCATCTGCGATTCAAAGAAGTCTTTACGCTCAATAGTTGACTTAGAAGTGCTTTGCTCTAATTTAGCATTGAGGGCAGTAATTTCTACCTGAAGCCTTTTTGCCGTTTTAGTAGTCGGTGTGAAAT